TCTAAATGTTCAGCTGAGTAAGGCTTAACAGTGATAAAATCTGTAGCACCTCCCGAAGAAGTTGCTGTAGTCGCATCATCAGCGTCAACTACAGAAACGTAACACTTAGCAGTTAAAGTAGGTGAAGCTACTAATACAGTATCACCAACTCTAATACCGTGAGTAGTGCCCGCATCGTTACCATCCATATCTGTATCGATTTGAATAGTACTAATGTTAGCAGTACCAATAGTACCTTTGTATGAAAGGTGTAATCTACCTTGCTCTGACCAAATAACTTGGTCTGCCGCCATTGCTTCTTCCGCACCTACTTGCGCTAGGAAACCTGAAATTGTTCTTTTTCCGAATACTTCAGCTTCCTTTTCAAATAGATCTGGAAGGTATTGCTTTGTCCATCCGTCGCTCTGGATATCCAGATAGTTTGCAGATGACGCAGCTTGAATAGAAGCCCCTCTTGAATTATAGGGACTTGGACTTGAAATTGCCATTTTTAATTTTCTTTAAATTGTTATTTTTTTCCTTTAATTTTGAACTTAAAAGAATCAGAATCATCGCCCAATACTCGAACTTTCATGCCGCCAACAGTAGTTTCTTTATGTGAACTTCTTGGATCCATGTCAATATTCTTTGACTTTTTAACGCTATCTTTTAAAGCATCAGCTTTGCCCTGCTCGTAAAAGTGCTGGGCGATAGCATCGGCGTTCATAGCTGTGTATAAAGCTTTATGGTATCCTTTAGCGTCCGAAAGTGCTTTATTTTCATCGACAAACTTTGACATGAAATTATTAATATCACTTTGCTTCGACTTTGTACCTTCGATATCCTTTACATTGAACCTGTATCTTTTTTCTCCAACATTATATTCAAAACCTTTGAATTTGTCATTAAAAAGATTGTTAGTCTTCTTTTCAAAAATATCGCTACTTCGCTTTACAGCGTCTTGAGTCTGCTTCGATTCTTTATCGTATCGATTGAAAAAATCTATTGCCTTCTGCTGCTCTTTAGTAAGCTTGCTTCCAGCTTTAATTTCTTCGTAGTATTTAGACTTTTGCCCGTCTAAGTAGGTCTTGGCCTCGGCAACTTGCTCTTTGAGGGCCAATTTTTTACGTTTAATATCTCTTTCATCATCATACTCTTCATCAAACGAGAATCGATCTTCAATAAGAAAATTAATTTCGTCTGTAGTTAGATGAGGTTTAGTTCTTTTATAGTACTCGCGCAAGGCTTCTTGATCACTTATATCAGATGTATCTCTGTTAAGTTTCACATAATCTTCGAGATCGCCACCCGTGTCTTCCATAAAGTCCATTAACTTTTGGATATTCTCTGGTAGAGGTTTTCCTGTAGCTTCTGCTTCTTCAATAGCTTCAGCAGCTTCTTCTGCTAGCCCTTCAATCTCTTCAGATTCTTCGTTAGTTATCTCCTCTAATACTGGTGCTTCTTCTTGTGCTTCTCCTTCCGGTTGTACTTCGTCTTCACTTTGTGTGGGCTCGGTGTCTTCATCGCTTCCAGCCACTCCTGTGTCGTCAGTGTTACTTTCTTCAGTTTCATTGGTTGGTGGTTTACTTAAATCTACTTTGATAACGCTATCGTCATCTTTGCTGTCAAATTTTTCTAAGTCAAGCTCGGGTTGTTCTGCAACCTCTTCGGCTTGTGGTGTTTCGTTTTCAACCTCGTTGATTACTTCCTCAAGGTCTGTTTGATTTTCATTTTGCATAATATATAATATAAAAGTTATTTGTTATTTAGGTCCAAAAGCTTCTAAACTAAAGCCTTCTCCCATAGTATCATTACCTGCGGATTCAAAGTTTTTAGGCGGTTTTCCACCTTTTCTTTGCTCTATCATTTCACTCTGTTGAGTAGCTTGGATTTTAGTTCTTTCGTCTTTTCGATCTTCCTTTGCTTTCTCCCTATCTTGAAGTCCCTTCGTTTCTATTCCCTTGAGCTGCATGTTATACTGGAACTCTAGCGCCATAAGTTCTTTCTTAGCAGCCATCTCCAATTGAAGTTTTTGAGCCTCTGATTGACTCTGTACTTGAAGAATTTGAATCTTACTTTGAGCAATAGCGTTTTGTTTTTGTATTTCAGCTTGCGAAGCAGCTTGAGCGGCTTGAGCATTGGATTGAGTTTGAGCCTGTATATTTTCTAATTGCTGCTGTCTATCGCGTTCAATCTTTCTACTACGTCTTATTTTTAATAGTTGATTAGCTAGTTTTAGATTCTTAACTTCTCTTATGTCAATGGCGTCTTCCAGTTCTATACTACCCTGTTGAAGAGCCATTTGAACGTTGTTTTCTAATAACTGTTTCTCTTCTTCATCTGGAGATAATTCTATGAAAATACCGAAATCGTGCAAATGAAGCTCTTTTAACTCTTCAAGCTTAGCAACGTTCTTGTGTCCAATAGCTTCAATAAAAGCGTTTTTAGTAGGAGAGTATTCTATAACGTCAGCTATTCTTAAAGATAGTTTCTCAGCGGTTTCAGTAGTTAGCAACAACCCAGCTTGAAGAATGTGTCTTGTAGCTACATTAGAGTTTGCTGCGGCGATTTTCTGTATACCTACAAGCGCGTCCTTGTCAGGCATGCTACCGTCTCTAGCTTCATTCAGACCTGTTACATCACGAATCATTTGTAGATAGTAATTGTAAGTCTGTATTAACGACTGTAGTTTAGCGCCTTTAGCACTTGATTGTATTTCTTGAATAGGTATTTTACCTGGATTCATATCACCTTCAGACGTGAAGCTTCTACCAATTACACTACCAGTTTGAAAGAACATATTAAGAGCTTCTTGCGGATTGTAATTGGTGCCGTTGCCTAAATCTACCTCAGCTAGTCCGTCGGCGTCAAGATAAACACCATCAGGGACCATTTTAGATAATACTTGTTGCAATTTTAAGTGAGTTAACTGGATCATGTCAGCGAAACCAGTTATCCTACTCACTAATGATTCGATACGACCCTCGTACATTCTAGGCGCTACAATACTGTAATTCATTTTAACTTTGTTAAAATCACTTTTTGAGCGAATCATATTTTTAGCCAACTCCCATCTTAGCATTTTATTGCTACTAAGAGCCATTACGCCGTCATATAGAACCTCTATTTTTTTAGATTCTCTAGTGTAATCACCGTCTTTATCCTTGGGCGGATTAAATTTATCTGTTTTAGATATAGCTTTTTCTCCTCCGGTACCAGTCTTTTTAATTTTATAAACCTCGTTGTTATACGTTTTGTAATTGAAGTAGAGCACCTCTACTATATTGCTGTCTCTGCTACCTTTATTTCTGCCGTATCTATATGTATTATTTTTACCGCTAGTACTAACAATCTCTTCTATCTCGCTATTGCTTAGGTGCGGAAACTCGCGAACCAACTCATTGATTGGAATTGATTTAACTTCGCCTACGTAGTATATATCATCGAAGTAAGGAGAATCAGTGTGAGAGTATACCAAGTTAACCGGATCTACGTAATCAATAACAATACCTTCAGACGTGTTAAAGCTAGTTTTCACTGCGCCAATACCCAATACGGTTAAATCATTAAAGAATCTCTTTTTAATAAGCTCGTAGTTGTTACCCTCGAATAACACGTTAATAGCCTGCTCTTCCGCGATTTCAATAGCTTGCTTGTACTGTAACTGCATGTACAGCTGCAATTCTTCATCAGATTGCGGTAAACTCTGCACGGAGCTTTGTCTAGTGTTTACGCCCATTTCTTGCATCATAGTTGCATCAAATTGCTGCATTTGCATATCACCAGCAACGCTGTCTACAAAATTTGATCTCTCTTCTGCGCCACTAGAATCAATAGAAAAAGCTTTTATATCATATGTTCTCTCGGCAATACCATTAACAACAATATCTACAAATTTTGGTATAATTGGAACAGGCGTCCAATCTAAATTAAGATAGGATAAATCGCCATTTATAGACAACTCATCCTTATATTTTTGAATAGATTGCTCTCCTCGAGCATATAACCTAAGTTTATGAAAATTATTTAAGTTAGTAGTATATCTATTAATACTACCTTCCTTACTAAACCACTCCGCGCTTATCGCTTTTGCGATTTTCTCCCCATATTCTAGAGAATTTTTTTCGTCATCGCTAACGCTTTGTTTTGGAAAATTAACATGTACTGACTCAGTCATATTCTAATCTATTATTTCGGAGTTAAATCCTTTGTTATTGTATCTTGATATTTTTAGGTTTAATGGTTGTCGTTCAACTTTAGCGTTCGGCGCGTATAGATGTCTATTGCAAGCCATAATAGCTAAACCAGAACTTATAGATGCGTCGTGCTTTGTTCTTTTGTTTATATCAAATCTAGCCCAATCATTAAGTAGTTCATTAAAATATACACTACCATATTTCCCATCCCCAAGATGTCCTACATAATTTTGTATGTACATCTCAATTGCAGCGGCGTGAGCCTGTTTAATGTCCTCACTTGAGTTTGGTATACCACCAACTTCTTTTTCTGCAGTTGATAGTTTGTTCCATGATTTATCTGGTCTATTCATGCTATATCCTCTATAACCTCTACGTCTCAAGTAATATAGTAATCTAGGTTTATTATTCTCCGCAAGCAAAGGCATTCCGTAAAACACCAGTGCCATTAAAACGTCTTCAAAAAACATTTCTGCGGTTTGCGGTCTAGCTATATATTCTAAGAAGAATGTGCTTGGTGGCGCGTCTTCCATAGAAAATTTTGTTAACCCGTGTAAAGCTCCCTTAGAACCGCGACCATCAACCGTGCCGCTGATATCGTAACTATCACAACCAAAGGCACCAATATGATCGTTACCGGGGTATTTAATTCCATTTTTTACAAATTGTCTATTCTGTAAGTGTGTTGGAGGCACCCAGCTCACTTTAAACCTACCTGTTGGGTCTGGATTAAAAACAACTTGTGTATCTTTAATACCATTAGCCCAACCAAAACTTCCTACAGTAAAAGGAGCGTTATGTCTACTACCTTCGTTGTAATCTATTTGCTCGTATATTTTAATTAAATTAAATATACTGTTCTTAGTCTCATCCCTAAACGCATGTTCTTCGGTTCTAGGAAATTGACGATAAAATTCGTTTAATGCGTCC